CAGCTACCATCACTAACGGTGGCGCAAATTATGATGCGAATACAGTAATTACAATATCTGCTCCGGACGGGGTTGCAGCAGATTTCCAAGCTGATTTTACTCCAGTCATGGCTGACGGCCAGGTTGTATCTGTTACTATAAATAATGCAGGAACCTTTTATGATACCATTAGTGTTAGTCCGTCCAATATCGTTACTTCAACTGCAACTGCTGAAGTAGTTATCGACCCAACAAGCGGACAAGCTACAAGTATAAACGTGACAAGCTCAGGATCAGGATATAGCACACCACCACTTATTACAATTGGAGATCCAGCAGCACAATCAGTACCCTACACACAGATAGAATTTGATGACGACTGGGGTATTATTACAATATTTGAGGATGTATAATGAGCGACGAGAAAATGTCTTCTGCACTTGGAATTAGACCAATGGCAGATATCGATGAAAGTGAGAAATTTCAAGTTGTAGAAGCAGCTCCTAAAGAAGAGCCCACAACTGAAGTAGCGGTTATCGATCCAAACGACGATGAGAACTTAAAAGACATAGAAGCAGTCCGTACCAATATTGAAGAAATTATGGAGACTGGCGCTGAGGCTATGAAAGAAATGTTAGAGATTGCTAAGCAGTCTGAACAACCTCGTGCTTTTGAAGTAGTCTCTACTATTATGAAAACCATGCTCGATGCTAACAAAGATTTCTCAGATATTTCTTCTAAGCGCAAGTTTGCTAAAGAAGAGATAAATGGACCAAAAGAAGCAGCTCAAACTAACGTAACTAATAATAATTTAATTGTATCTACCGCTGATTTGCTCAAGATGTTGAAAGACAATAATAACGGAGACGTTATAGATGGGTGATGGATACTTAGGCAACTCGCACTTAAAGAAAGTTCAGCAGGAAATTGAATGGACGCCTGAACTACTTAAAGAATATATGAAGTGCGCTAGAGATCCTGTTTATTTTTCAGCAACATATATTAAGATTGTCCATGTTGATCGTGGTCTTGTTCCTTTCGAAATGTATGATTATCAAAAAGAAATTGTACAAAAGATTACTGATAATAGACGAGTTGCTGTATTAACAGCTCGACAGTCTGGTAAGACCACAACTGCGGCAGCAGTTATTTTACATTACATTTTGTTTAACGAATTTAAAACGGTAGCTATCCTTGCTAACAAAGGAGATGCATCTCGAGAAGTAATGGCAAGAGTTAAGTTAGCATATGAAGCTCTGCCAAAATGGTTGCAACAAGGCATCGAAGAATGGAATAAAGGTAATATCGCATTAGAAAACGGCTGCCAAGTACTTGCTGGTACTACATCTTCTTCAGCAATTCGTGGTAAATCTGTTAACTTTCTATACCTAGATGAGGTAGCATTCATTGAGGGTTACGACGAGTTTTTTGCTTCAGTATACCCAACCATATCATCTGGTGAGTCTACAAAGCTTCTGATGACCTCTACACCTAACGGATTGAACCACTTTTGGAAAACATGTAAAGGTGCAAGGGAAGGAACTAACGGTTACCAATTCCAGGAAGTTATGTGGTACGATGTTCCAGGTCGCGATGAAAAATGGAAGCAAGAAACACTAGAAGCCCTTGATCATGACGAAGCAAAATTCAACCAAGAATATTGTTGTGAATTTCTAGGATCTTCGGGTACACTAATTAGTGGTCCTAAACTAAAAGAATTATATCCTGACAAACCAATTGCTCAGGGTGAAGGTTTTATTCAATATGAAATCGCACAACCAGACATACAATACGTAATAACCGCAGACGTTGCAAGAGGTAAAGGTTTAGACTATTCGACTTTTACTGTTTTTGATATTAGTGAGATGCCATACAGACAGGTCGCTGTCTTTAGAGATAACCTTATCGGACCTATAGATTTTGCATCTGTATTAAACCGATGTGGTAAGATATACAACGAAGCTGGCATCCTGGTAGAAATTAATGACATTGGCGGACAAGTAGTCGATGTACTTTTGATAGACTTTGGCTATGAAAACTTACTTTACACTCAAAACTCTGGGCGTAGTGGAAAAGTACTTAGTGGTGGATTTGGAAAAAATGTTGATAACGGAATAAGAACAACAAAGCTGGTTAAAGGCACTGGTTGTTCTATGCTTAAAATGCTCGTAGAACAAAATCAACTGTTAATACGAGATTACGAAACAATACAAGAATTGAGTAGATTTTCTAGGAAAGCAAACTCATACGAAGCAGAATCCGGATTTCATGATGACTTAGTGATGAACTTAGTTTTGTTCGCTTGGATGACAGATCAAGCATACTTCAAAGACATGACAGACATAAATACACTAACAAGGCTCAGAGAAAAAACCGAAGAGCAAATTGAAGAAGATATGTTACCTTTTGGCTTCATAGATGACGGTGAAACGTTTTATGAAGACGACGGTATTAGATTATGATAAAGCTCATAAATATAAGCAAATCGATTAATTTATAAATAGAAACAGAGATAACTCAGAATTAAACGCGTTTCTAACATAATTAAAGGAGAAAAAACATGGCTTTTTCCGTAAGTCCTTCCGTCATTGTTCGTGAAGTGGATGCGAGTCAGGCAGTTCCAGGCGCTGCATCAGCACCAGCGGCAATGGCTGGCATTTTTAAATGGGGTCCAGTTAATGATCCTATTCTAATTACTTCAGAGAACCAACTAGTAGATCGTTTCGGTAAACCCGGCGACGACAACTACGAAACATTTTATACAGCTAGTGACTATTTGTCATACTCGAACGCATTATATGTTGTCCGAGCTGATGATTTATCCGCTACAGCTTCAGCAACATCTATTGCCTACCATGCTAACGGCGACGTAATTGTCGAAGCTAGTGTATATGGGGCGTTTGATGCTAAATATCCGGGCGCACTAGGTAACTCTATTGAAGTTTCTTGGTCTACCGCAAAAGCATTTGCCGTAGGTATCGTAGCTGTTGGTGGTATTGAAACTAACTCAGTATCCAACAATTCTGTTACTCAAACTATTGACTTTAACTCAGCTAATCTTAGCTTTGAAACTGCTAATACCGAAGTTGTCCCAGTAATTGCAAAAGGTGATGTCTTAGTTATTGGTAACGCAAGTGTTGGTTTCCAAGAACTTGTTGTTCAAAGTTCTACAGTTACTGACATCGAAGAAACATTTGTTGTTGCTAACACCAACGTTGTGGCAGTTATTGGTTCTACAAATGCTCTTACTTTCACATCTAGTTATACACTTGCTGAAACTGACTTGTCTGCAGTATCCATAGTAAAGAAATGGTCACAGAATTCAACGTTTGGTCAAGCGCCAATTGCAGGTCACGTACACATTACGGTAACTGATAAAGACGGTAAAATCACTGGCACGCCGAACACAATCTTAGAAGCATTTGAAAATGTATCTACGACTGAAGGTGCTGTTACTCCACAAGGTGCAACTAATTACTACCCAACAGTCATTGAAAATATGTCTTCATGGGTAAAAATTGCGAACACCTCTGTAATTGGTACGGCAACTCAGGAAGTTAACGCATACGAAGGATTAGTTGCAGGTACTGATGTTTCTACTGAAACTACTGCAACTTTAAGTTCATTAGCGTTTGCTTACGATACTCTCAAGAATTCTAATGAGATTGATATCTCTTTTGTTCTTCAGGGTAAAGGTGATGATGCTGGTATACGTGCAAACTATATTGTTGCTAACATTGCAGATTACAGAAGAGATTGTGTTGCATTCCTATCACCATCTAAAGAAGCTGTAGTTGACGAGCTAAAAACCAATTCAAAAATGACCAACGCTATTGATTACCGTGACAAGATCCAGAACTCATCATATTGGTTCATGGACTCTGGTTATAAATATAGGTATGATAAGTTTAATGATAAGTATCGTTGGACACCACTTAACGGTGATATGGCCGGACTTTCTTCAAGAGTAGAAGCTTGGGAATCACCAGCTGGTTACAGAAAAGGCATTATTAAAAATATTGTTAAATTAGCGTTTAACCCAAGTAAACCACAGCGTGATCAGTTATATAGCGCGGATGTTAATCCAGTTATGTCTCAGGCAGGTCGTGGTATCATCTTATTTGGTGATAAAACAGGTCTTGGACTAGCTAGTGCTTTCGATAGATTGAATGTTCGTAGGTTGTTTATCGCAGTTGAAAAATCAATTGCTACAGCAGCCGAAAGTTTCTTATTCGAGTTTAACGACGATTTTACTCAAACTCAGTTTAAGAACATCGTAGATCCTTTCCTTCGTGACATCCAAGGACGTCGTGGTATTATTGACTATAGAGTTGTTTCTGATTCTACTGTTAATACTCCTGAAGTTATTGATCAAAACAAGTTCCGTGCAAGCATCTTCATTAAACCCGCACGTTCTATTAATGTTATCGAATTAACCTTCGTAGCAACTAGAACCGGCGTAGAGTTTGACGAAATTGTTGGTCAGATAGCTTAATAAATATACGTAATAATTATTACTTAAAGGAGAAAGACACATGGCATTTAATATCAACCAGTTCAAAGCAGAACTCGTCGGTGGCGGTGCACGTCCTACACTCTTCCAATGTCAGATCACAAACCCAATTAATTCAACTGCCGATATCAAAGCACCATTTATGATAAGAGCAGCTGGAATTCCTGAGTCAAGTGTGGGACAATACACCGTCCCATACTTTGGCCGTCAGGTAAAATATGCAGGTGATCGTACATTCGCAGACTGGACAGTAACCGTAATTAACGATGAAGATTTTGCTATTCGTAACGCGATGGAGGAGTGGAGTAACTTTATTAACTCTCACGATTCCAATAGCCGTGGATTACCACAACAATATAAGTCAACTGGACAGATCACTCAGTTCAGTAAAGATGGTTCGCCATTACGTACTTATGTATTTGAAGGAATGTTCCCAATTGCAATCGATGGTATCCAGATGGACTGGTCTGCTACAGATTCAATAGAAGAATTTAGTATTACATTCCAGTATGATTTGTGGCGAGTTGAGGGTAATACCGGCGTATCGACAACATAATTTATATAATGTGAGGAATGAAAATTGAGATTATTTGGATTTGAAATTAAGCGCGACGGCGAAGAGCTGGACAATGTTCCGGTCTCTTTTGCTGAACCGCAAAATGATGATGGTGCAATAACCGTTGGCGGCGGCGTCGCTGGCGGATTCTATAGTACTATTCTAGACCTTGAAGGTTCTGCTAAAACTGAATCAGAGCTGGTTACGAAATATCGTGGCTTAGCAATGCAGCCTGAAATTACTCAGGCCGTAGACGAAATTGTGAATGAAGCAATCGCTGTCGATTCTGATGATAAAGTTGTAGAAGTTGTATTAGATGATGTAGATTTACCAGATAAAGTCAAAGAAAAAGTTACAGAAGAGTTTGAAGAAGTTCTTTCTCTTCTAGATTTTACCAATACTGCTTACGATACATTTAGTAAGTTCTATGTAGATGGCAGAGTTAATTACCATTGTATCATAGATGCAGACGATTTAAAGCGTGGTCTTATTGAAGTACGCTATGTTGATCCACGTAAACTTAAACTTATTCGCGAAATGGATAAGAAAGAACTGGATAAACATTCTGGAATACCAGTTAAGAAAGTCAGATCTGAATATTATATGTATTCAGAAAATGGATTTGGTGCTGATAAGGGTAGTAGTAATACTGGTGCCCAAGGCTTTAAAATCGCTAAAGATTCTGTTGCTCGTATAACTTCAGGTAATATGAGTGAAAACAACGCTCTTGTCCTCGGACACTTGCATGCAGCTATTAAGCCTATCAATCAGTTGAGGATGCTTGAAGATGCTACAATCATTTATACTCTTACACGAGCTCCTGAAAGAAGAATCTTCTATATTGATGTTGGTAACTTACCTAAATCGAAAGCTGAACAATATCTAAGAGATATGATGGTTCGTCATAAGAACAAGCTTCAATATAATTCATCTACTGGTGAAATATCAGATGCTCGTAAAATGATGACTATGACCGAAGACTTCTGGTTCCCACGCCGCGGTGGTGAAAGAACTACAGAAGTAGACACATTAGCAGGTGGTAGTGCAGCAGGTTTAACTAGTGACGAAAACCTACAGTACTTCCAACGCAAATTATACAAATCGCTTAAGGTTCCTTTATCTCGTTTGGAACCAGAAACAATGGCCACGTTTGGTCGTGTTTCAGAAATTACTCGTGATGAACTTAAGTTTGGTAAATTTATCCAACGCTTAAGAAATCGCTTCTCGTCTTTATTTACACAGATCCTAGAAAAGCAATTGATTCTGAAAGGTATTATGACACCTGAAGAGTTTGCTGAAATTAAGAATGAAATACGATATGACTTTATTCAGGATAACTATTTTACTGAATTAAAAGAAGCTGAGATTGCACGCGAAAGACTTACTACTCTTCGTGAAGTTGATGAACATATCGGTACATACTATTCTAGAGAGTGGGTTCGTAAAAACGTTCTTCGTATGTCTGAAGAGGACATCAAAGAAATGGATAAGCAAATAAAGAAAGAGGCGGCAGAAGCTCCCCCTGAAGATGACGAAGATCAAAATGATGGACCGCCAGATCAGGAATCAAAAATTGTTAATGGATAAATATAATAAAATTAAAGTTAAATCAGGAGATTTCAAATGAAGTCCTTTAAACAAGTTATCGCAGAAGTGGCACAACCACATGAGCGTGGTGCCGAAGAAGAACAAGCGTTCAAAGATCAACACACTTATGAAGTTATTCCGCATCCAGTGGCATTAGATCACCAGTTTACCGGTGACATTCCAGCTGCTGATGCAGCACGCCCGGCTGATAATAAAACCCCAGAGTCTACTTACGATACTGCATATGCTTATGGCATGAATGCAATATTTGATAAAGCTGGACTTGGCGAATCTGCTGACGATAATCACACCGTAGACATTGATCATACGGGTGGATCTGATGCTAATGCTAAAAAGCATAACATTACTATTAAGAAAAACAAAGGCACTGATA